TGCTGCTGGTTTGGCTTCTACCTTCTTTTCTTCCTTCTTAGCAGGTGCTTGGGCAAATGCTGTTACTGCAAACAATGATGCTAATACTAGAGTTACTGTCTTCATATTAATCTCCTTTAGGGTTCCCTTCGATTAACAGATTATACTACAATTATATATGGATGTCAAATTACTTCAGGGTAGACCTGAGCATCCATGCGTGTTTGGCAAAAGCATCTTGGCGTTCTGCCATGAAGTTGCTGTAGCCATGATTCATTGCACCTTCAGCCAAATGGTATGCTTCCATAATGCTTCTTTGCATAATATCAATATCACTCAACAAACGTTGTGCCATTTCACGTGCATTTAAAACTGCATTCTCGTCAGAAATTTGAGACAGTTGCGCTAGACGCATGAGACTGCCTGGAGCATATGCATCCATAGCACGAATCTCTTCTGCCAATCTATCAACTTGTCCATATACTTCTTCATATACCTTAGCGAATAGTTCGTGGTATTCTAAGAAGTCTGGACCCTCAACGTTCCAGTGAAAGTTTTGTGCTTTAAGATAGAATGCAAAATGATTTGCCAAAACTATCTTTGCTTGTAGAGTGAGTTCTTCCATTAGACTGGTTCCTTTTTCTTACCGATATTATATTTAGCAGTCAGGTTCCACTCGTCTTTTTCTTTGTGAGAAATGATTTTGATTTGAGACAATGGTGCAACAGGGTCTGCCGATTTGTTCTTATCGACCACTTCGATTAGTCCCCATTCAGCCAACAGATTGGTAATCGTATTTCTACGTGCTAAATCGTTGTCTTCAAAATCTGTACTCTTCCCATCAAGAGCAAACAGTTCTTTAAAATGCACAATGTAATATTTACCACGTTTGTGCAGAATGTGGCATGACTGGAATAATGTCTTATCTTTACGTGATGCGACACCGATTCGTGTTAGCGTTTCTTTAACCTTAAGGAAATCATCTTCTTTTTTCAGTCTTACCTCAAGCAATTCTTCAATCTCAATTGCCATTATTTCTTCTCCTTTGTATTCAATCCACCTTTTTGTAATTTTTCTTTCATTAGATTGAGTTGTTCGGAGGTAAACAATTTCCGTACTTGTTTGGCATGTTCTATGTTGTAACCAAAATATTCGGAAATAATCTTTGTATCGTCATCCAACTCACTCTTAAACCATTTGCTAAAACGCTTTCTTGGTCTGATGCTATTTAGTAAATAGGCAAATTGAGGTTTGTTGTCTAACTGTGAATACAGGTTCATCTCATTCGCATACAGAATCGTATCAGGAAAGTATGACAATCCTTTGTTGACAATGTATGCGTTATAAGATTTTTCTGCAAGTTCATCGTTTTCTGTATCAGTCATCATATCTTTTTTAGACTGACTGATTGCGTTAATGTAATCGAATGGACTCATTTGAATTCACACGATGCCATCACTTCGGTCAGAAACGCAACAAAGTTGATTTCTTGGTCAACGACAAATGCAGACTTGTACTGATAATCAGCCAAGTATAGAACCATTTGTGGTACGGAGTTCGGTGCGAGATACTCATGGCAACCATCAAAGATTTTACGAAACAATGCAGAAGGTTCGTTGTCCAAATTATCAACAACCCACTTACGCATTGCCGTGAAGTCTTTTTCTTTCAGGCAAGTAATCAATGTTTTGATATTATCTTCAGATACGTTTGCAAGAATGCCAGTATCAATCTTACCTGTAGCAGAATAACGTTGAAGTTCATTCAACGCACGGCGCCAGTCAGGAAAGAATTTTGTAATAAGTTCAGCAACAACCTTAGGTTCGAATTCTACTTTCTCAGTTTGTAGAATACCTGTCACTCGCTTCATGAATTGTGAAGCAAGTTTTGGTCGGTCAGTCTTGCTTATCTTAAATTGTACAACGGAACATCTACTGTGGAGAGGGGCGATGATACGATTAAGAAAATTGCAAGTAAGGATAAACCCACAGTTAGCAGAAAACTCTTCCATGAAGTTCCGTAATGCGGGTTGAGTAGATTGAGGATTAAGGTAATCAGCCTCATCAAGAATAACATATTTTCGACCACCAGAGAATGAAACAGTTGAGGCAAAGTTTTTGATTTCATTTCGTAGGGTGTCGATGTTGCCATTCATCGAGCCGTTGATAACAATGTAAGAACACTCAAGTTCTTCAAGCATTGCTTTTGCAATAGTAGTCTTGCCTACGCCAGGACCACCAGAAAGAATGAGATTGGGAACATTCTTGTTGTTTACGAATTCCTGAAACGTTGCTTTCAGGTCTGCCGGCAGAATAGTTTCTTCGACAGTTTTAGGGCGATACTTTTCTACCCACAAATAATCTTGTAGCATACTTCACTCCAATCATAATTAAAAAAGCATTATAACACATAATGCTGTATATATCAAACTTCGGCGGGGTCGCAATACCTAGGGTCACACCAATCTTCAAGTGCTACTCTTGCCCACTTGTCGCCTACTTTAATCCATAGTCGGTCATCTTTACCGACTGACATGCTAACTTTGTTTGTCTCTTTAATTGCACCCATAGGCTGAATATAAAATCCATTACCAATCATTGGAGGATTTTCTTTTTGCTTTTCTTCAGCAGTTCGATTGTCAGCAGACAACATAAGTGTTGTGGAACTCTCAGGCGCAAGATGACTCAGGTCTTCTAATTGCTTTTTCTTTTGCTCATGAATGTGTACTGCAACAGGCACTGACGCACCTGCTACAACAGCACCAAACAATCCCACACCAGAAAAGAATTTGCGGCGTGATTGGTCCATGTTAACTTCCAGTCACAGTCTCGTAAATCGTTTCCAATTCGCTTTGTTCTTCCTGCACTTCTTTGAAGTTTTGTTTGTGGAAGATTTTAGCAACCTTGCGTGTATACTTCTTAGGCAATTCAAACTTGTCTTCTACGTCTTGCAGAATGTCTTTAATCAAATCACGCTCTGCTTCGATGCGTGTGAGAGAATTGGAAATTTCTTCAAGGGCACCACGAATCTTCTTACGGTCTTCGGGTGAAGATGGGATAATCACATTGCTCATAATAACTCCTAATTAGCCTTCGTACTTAGAACCTGCTTCAGTTGCAATCCAATATTCAATTGGGTCTTTCTCATTCTTGAAGTGTGTGATACCCTTAGATGAAATTTGCACTGCATAGTTGCCATGAATCATCTTTAGATTTTCTGTATTGAAAATGAATTTGAAAGTTGCGCTAGTCTCGCCTACATTGATTGAGAAGTTGTCGGACTCATCATTCTTTGCGTCCAATGCACAAATAGAAATGTTAGAGCCATTGCCAATCACTGCGATGTTAGGAAGACCAAGAATGCCAGACAGTTTAAGAACCTGCGCTAGGTTGTCTTTTGTCAGTGTAAAATTCACTTCGGCATTTTCGATTTTAATTTCTTTTGCTGGCGGTGCAACAATCATAGACTCGTCAGATAGACCATAGACAGTCTTAGATGCGCCAGCAGTAACAGTCAAAACTTTCTTGTCTGTATTCACTTTGATTTCTGGAGAATCAAGTGAGCCAACAAGTGCAAGAAAACGATTCAAGTCATAGATGACAAAATCAGAATCAAATGTCTCGCTGATAGTCGCCTTGGCGAGAACGTTTTGTTGTTTAGAAATTGTGCGGAGTGTTTGTCCGCTTTTGATTTGTACGCCTTGATTAATCGTGGCGTAGTTCTTGAGGATATTCAGGGTCGATTCGCTTAATTTCATGTTGTTTTCCTTCATTCAAGTCATGTACGTGTAGCATAATAATAGCATAATGCAAAACTTTTAGCAAGTCTTTTCGGTTGCGACCGTCTTTCTTACCATATCGTTGTGCGTATTTCAGGATGTTTCCAATACAGAATCCTTCACCATGTCCACCATCGATGATGAATTCCGTTGCTTGAAATTGATTGCGTGAGTAATGCTGACCATATGTTTCATCAATATACAGTTTGAGTTCAGCCAATGCCTCATCTTCATTGTAGCGGTAATCAATCATTTGATGCCTCCGCTTTCACTTCGGTGATTTTTGGAATTGCTTCACCTAGTGAATCTTTCTTACCAATCTTTGTAACGTCAGTAGTTGGTGATGCACCAACTGCGGCAAGTGCTTGCAATGAGCCACCAAAGATGTAAGTACCTGCGTGTTTCAATCTAATCCATGGAAGCAACCAAACCTTTGCACCTGCTTTGCGTACCCATTGACAGAACATGTAGTCTTCAGAAAGATAACGCTTTGACTCAGGGTCAATTGGGCAATCAAAATATGCGGTGATTTCACGTGTGCCATCAAAGTGTTCGGTACGAACGTGGTCTGGCTTGTAACGTTGTTGTGGATACTTGTCATCAAACAAATTGAATGCGGTGCGCTTAATCAACATGAAACCTGTGCCGCCTTCTTTCACTTCAACTGGTTCATCAACACGGAAAGAAGTTGTTCCATCGGCAGGATTGAAAACATAGTCACCAACAAACTCTTCAAGTTGAGTTGGATTTTTGTCTGCATAACCCTTATCTACAGCAAGTTTAATTTTTTCCCAAGCAATTGCTTTCTTTGGATATGGACCGCAGATAACATCCATGTCATCACGGTTTACTGCAAAGTGCATGAGAACCAAAATGTCTTGTGCGTTAAAATGAATATCGCTATCGATAAACATCAAGTAATCGTAACCACTTCGCATGAATTCATCTGCCAAATAGTTTCTGGCACGTTGTACAAGCGATTCGTTAAAGATGAAAAATAGTTTTGCTTCGACCCCATACTTGGTACAGAGTACCATCAGGTCAGAGATTGCTTTGGTGTATGCGCCATGGCATTGTCCACCATACATTGGCGTGGCAATAAAGAGTTTTTTCTCTCTAAGTTTGTTCATGTCAATTTCAAATTGCATAATTTCTCCATTATGTTGTAAGTGTGTTATATCTATATATGAAAAAAGAGGTCACATTACGTGACCTCAAAGGCACATATGCCAAGGAGATTAGAACGGGATTTCTTCATCCACTTTAACTGTGGGGGCAACATCTTCGCTAGGATTTACACCAGCATCAATCTTGCTGTACAGGTCAAGGAATGAATTCTTCGTTTCTGCATCAAAGCGGTTGATACAGAATTTGATTGCATCCATCTTGTCGCCAAAGATAGTGTATGCTTCGGCAATGTGAGACAGACGGCGAGTGGAAATGATTTCATCAATCGCACCTTCTTCGAAAGTCTTACGGATGATATCAGCCCACTTCACAAGGTTTTCTGCAAACTTTTCATCATTGATACCAAGACTTGCAAACAGTTTTGAAAGAATCTTAGTTTCAACTTTGATATCGGGATACTCTTGTTCCACAGTAATTGGGAAACGCTCAAGGAAGGCATCATCAAGAATTGTTGCCGCCATGTAGCGACCAGATTCATCACCTTTACCTTTTGTGTTTGCGGTAGCAACTACGTTGAAACCCTTGGCAGGTTCAACATACTCACCAGTCTTCTTAATCAGAATACC